ATATCGTGGTATCGCTGTGAAACTAGAAGTTGTTCTGTAGAAAGGTCGTGGCACTGCCAGGTACCGGGCGGAAACGGGCGGACCTCGGTGCATGCCGAATGAAGTCCCTTCAATTCGGACGACCACATATATGCAGTACCCAGCCTTCCCTCGAAGAGAGGCCGAACGCCGTAGGGGTCACGGGCGACGTAGACTCGCCCTCGCCGAGTATCGACGAGAACCATTGCAAAAACTCCGTCGAGTGTCCGGCAGAGTGAAGTCATGTTCTGCGAAAGCATTGCGTACAGAGGTCCCAAGACGACACAGTCACTGTCGTTCTCGTCGTAGGTGATGTCCCACCGAGCTGCCAAGGTCTTGTAATTGTAGATTTCGCCATTGCACACGACAAATATACCGTCATTTTCGAGGGGCTGGTTTCCGGCAGGGCTGAGACCGTTTATGGCGAGGCGGGTGAAGCCGAGCACCATTTCTTTGGTTATGCTGGTGATGGCCGTGTATTCCGGACCTCGGGGCGAGAGGGCCTCCACGCATGCCTTGAAGTCGGGGGCACGACCCTCGGACTGACCCAGAAACGCCCAAATTCCACACATTATTTGGATGGCATGTTAAATTGCGGTCTTTCCAAACATGCGACAGAATAATGGTCGACATTGTATACACGGCGCTGGCATCTCTGCTCGTAGTTGTGGCCCTGCATATTGCTGTATTCTGGGTCACACGGTTCATACAGCCACCAAAGCCAAAGGTAGTGTACCTTCCTGCACCCGCTCCTCTTTCTCCTGCCGCTCCTGCCGCTCCGCTCGCACCGCCCGCACCGCCTGCTCCGCCGAGCATTCAGCTTCCTACGTACGACCCTGCCCCGCTGGCCTCAAAACCCGCAGCGGCGCCGCCGGCACTTCCTCCGCCGATCGAAACTCGGGAGGCGAGGCCGGTCGTAAATTAGTTTCAGACATCGGAAGAGAATAGAATAGACAATGGCCACAGATCGCCTCAAGGCATTGTACCGATGGGACGCAGACAAGCGCATGACGTGCCAGGCTGCCGTACCGTCCGAGTACGAAGTCAAGGTCGCACAGGGAATGGGCATACCGGGTTGGCTATGTCTGACCCGAGACAATGCCTCAAACCCCGTCGCATATTGGGTGCAGCGCAACGGTAATGTACAGATTCTTCGAATTGTTATGGATGAGCGGTGCTTTGAGGACACTATTTTTCGAGTAGAGTACACGTCCACACATGTGTTTATCGCAGATGTGTGGCTGTGGAACGGTATTCCTCTGTTTCAAAAGACGTCGTTTGCATGGCGTCAGAACTTTCTGCAGTCTATATTTCCACTTGTTTACACGTCCTGCCCCGAGTTTGAATCGAGGGCCGTTGAACTTCGAAACCATATAAATAATATTCGGGGGTACGAGTACTATTCCAACACCTCGGGATCGCTCGGCAAATTTTCACCGGCTACGACCTACGAGATCCATGCGACCGATATTCCCGACGTGTATCGCCTTACAGTGGGTGGATACTTGCGGGTTCGAACATTTGCGCTATCTCGAAAACTTGCGTCGTTGGGCAAGGTCTTCCACTTGGAATGTGTCAAAAACCCCGAAGACGACACGTGGTCGCCCGTAATAGAATCTTGCGGAAGTACAAATGGCACGTAAAATGAGGACGAAACGCAATAATCGTCGTGGCGGTGGGTATGGCTTTGGCGGCTCGATCATGCCGAATGTGTCCGGTTCCGGAGCCGGAAACGCACTCTGGAGCTCCACGGGGGGAGAGTGTGGGGCGGCTCGTGTTGGGAACAACGATCTCCAGGAGGGAGGCCGTCGCCGCCGCCGCCGTAAGCTCACTCGTAGCATGCCAAAGACGGGCGGATCGACGGATGTCGAGGTAGGAAATGCGAATTACGGCGGTGCGGGTGCTACGGATGGTGGCGAGCCGGCTGCCGTGCAGGGTCGTGGCGGAAACGAGCGGGTGGGAGGTCGGCGGCGCCGGCACAGCAAGAAGCATGGCAAAAAATCAAAACGCCGCAGTACTCGCAGGCGTGGAGGGGGTAGTGTCTTAGCACTGCAGCAGCCCATTTCGGGGTATACGTTCAACGGCAACGGTGCAGCTGGTATAGCCGACGCAGTGCCCGTTGCGCCGAATGTAACCTATGTATAAATTTGATGCTATACAGTAATGAAGGCTTATTCGGCTGATTTTGCGATTGCGGCCGCCATATTTCTGGGAGCGGTCGTCTTTCTTGTTCGCTCGAAACTATCCTACCTTGCTGCATGGCTCGTGGTCGTGACGGTGGTGATCAAGTACGGGGCTCGGATGGCGTGGACGGCATCGGTGGGTGGAGCGGTCGCTACGGTCGCTGCCGTAATCTACATTTCCGGCGAGACACTGAAGGAGCGGTACGAGAACGCTAGCAAGAAAGAGGATGCTGCCGAGGAGAAATCGGAAAAGGAGCCTTCGCCGCATGTGGAGAAAGAGGCTCACCTTGACGCCGGAACGACGATTCTCCATGCATTTCAGAAACTGAAGCCCGATCAGGTTCTGCAGATGCGCAACGACACCAAAGAGCTGATGGAGACCCAAAAGCAGCTCGTTGAAACCTTATCTGCGCTTGGCCCGCAAGTGAAGCAGGGCGCCGAACTCGTCAACAGTTTTAGCACGATGTTTTCGGGCGTGGCGGGGGCTCCGAAACCATAAGATACTTGAAGTACTGGTGGCGAGGATCGGCAGACCGTATCTGTATTTTCGGCATTTTCAGAGTTCGTAGTTTCATTCCGTAAATAACTGTACCAAGATTGTAGTGCCGCACAACGTCGCTCCATTTTGAAATCGAGGAATATGCAACATGCACTGTATTCAGAATCGTCATTGCGGTTCGGAATATGTCAGCATCGTAGTTTCCGCCCAAGTACTGGAACAGACTCGGCACAAGGAGCCACGTGATCCAGTACAAAATGTTCCAAATAGGTTGGATAAAAAGGGTTGAGTACAGACTGACTCTTCCGAAAAAATTCGTAGGATATAGTTTCGTATCGAGCGCAATATAGTCCCATATTGTGTCGCTCAGCCTCTCGCTAGTCATACTCAATTGAAATACCTTTCGAAGGGAAAACCGTCTCTTCAAACGTTGTCGGGTGTATGTAGACCCACCGGTTGGACCTAGGAAATAGACACTGCAGTAGTTCGCTGCGGATCACGTTTCCGACGCACACGTACGGTTCCATATCTGCCGTCTTGTCCTCGACGCTATCGCAGCCGATAAAGAACCAGGGCGGTCGGCACGGTTGGAACATAGCATCGTGCGGGTAATATATATGATCCTGTCCCGCATAGTGAACTCCGATTTTTTTACGGACGTTGCCGTTCGTATCGGTCCGCTGAACGGTATGAAAGACAATGCCATCCTTGGTCTCCCAAGAGTCTGTATACCGTACATGACCCTGCTTTTCCGGTAACTTTCGAGGACAGCACAGCGAAACGAAGAGCTCCTTGACAACGATGGCGGTGCGAACTGCGTAAAAGGCAAGGTTCATTATGTGGATACACTGTTTTTGTATGTAAATTAGACTCCGAACGTCTCACGCACGGCATGCGTCGCCAAGCGGTCTAGCTGGAGTCCCATGGCGATGGACGTGGCGAGGGCGGTGACGATAAACGGCACCGCCATGAGGAACCACGACACAACGCCCAGGTTTAGACGACACAGCAGGTCGAGGACAAAGATGGTGGCACCTCCAAACACAAACTTCCAAGCAAACGTCATCCAAGCAAAGTCGGCGGCATCGAGGCCGAGCTGGATCGCCAGAAACAGAGCATAGAGCAGAGCCGGGGGGCAGAGTTCATCGATGAATCTCATTTTCGTGCTTTGTGTATACACAATAAAAAGAGATGGTCGAGCAAGTTGTCCTCTTTACGGGAGTGACCGAGGAGCGTGCAAAGGAAGCTCTTGACCTTCATAACGGTGATATTTTACTTGCAATCGATAGTCTTAGTCTCTCGCCTCGAACGTCGGGAACAAAGTACATTCCTCCTTCGCCGGTTGTGCACGATGGACTCGAAGACGAAGTTCGTGAAAAGCTCCGGCACGCTCGAAAGCTTTCGGACCTGCTCACTTTCGCACCACAAAACGACCTCCGCGGAAAGGCCGCCCACTACCCGGAGCGCCCGCCGCAGATGACGCTGACGGCATCCGGAGAGTCGGAATTCCCGACGAAAGAGTCGACACAGACGTCTGCGGAGTAGTCTGGACTTTCGGGGCGAACTGGATACCGTAGTCCACAATTTTGCGCTCTAGATCGTCTACATCGTGAAATACATCCATACCGTACGTCCGCTCGTACGCTTTTTCAGAGTAAATCTTGTAGGTTGTGGGGTCGTCGAGGCCGTGTATAACGTTGATCCACTCGTCAATGTTGAAGTAATCGCATTTGAACTGGCTATCGGTTATCCATTCCTCCATACCTTCTGTCGTCCCCGAAGCACGCCGTTCGGGATTTGATTCGTCCATAGGCTTCGAGTACAGTACGGGAATTCCATTGTACATGGCTTCGAAGGCCACTCGGCCCCAACTTTCGTACTTGGACGGAACCAGCAGGACCCTCGTGCGGCGAAGAACGTTGCGAATATCGTCTTGAATGTCAATCCACTCAATATTGGGCTGTTTTTCAGGAACCTTGACGATGGCGTAATATGGGCGAACACCCAAAAACTTCTTGTCCGGAAATCGGGATGCCAGCTCCAAAAATAGAGCAGTGCCCTTCATTACGTTGGCGTTTATAAGGGTTATGCAGTCCCCAGTGGGAAGGTTTCCACGGTCGTTGAATTTGATTTCGTCCTGGAGCATAATCGGCCGCACGTTCTCCACCGTCCTAAATGTCGGAGACAGAGCAACACTTGCTTTGACATAATCGCAAATGTGTTTTGAAACAACCCACAAAAATTCAGCCCACTCTCCCGTACGGTTGTATTTCGTGACGTTTTCGGTGTTTTCTCCAAAATGCATGGTGATGACCAGCGGTTTTTGAAAGCGCTCATTGAGGCGCCGGACGAGTTTCAGGAACGGAAAGTGCGGGGACATCCAAAGCGACGCACCACGCATTTCGGCCTCGGCGTTCGTATAGTAGACCCAGTTTATACTCCGATACGTTCCTCGAATGGGTAGGTTCGCCCGCTGGACGGTTACGAAATTGACGGTATGGCCACGCCGCTGGAGTTCTTTTGCAAAAGCTATGTCGTGAAAAAAAGCACCACATGGATCTGGCATATGTTGGGCGAAAAATACAAATTTCATTATACTAGCTTTGAAGTGTTTTCTTGTATGCGATACGCGTCGGGTCCCCGCCCCGTGCCCACGTTTGCACGAAGTTGTTCACGTCCTTCATCTCCTGCTGAACGCTGGGAAGTTGGGGATCAAACTGTGTCGAGAAGAACTTGTCTGTCACCGTCGAGCATTCCTTGGGTGTCCGCACGGGGATGCTCTGGATAAGCCGGCTCTCGGTATCCTTGCTCGACGCCGACGGTCCGCCGCCAAGATTGGGAGTGGTCGCCCAGGGGCGGGCAAACAGCTGCTGGTGCCCTTTCGTGCGCTGGGTACCCTCTTCGCCCAGAATGAGGCGGGAGTATAGGTCGGCATCACACCCGCCGGCAGCAGTGTTTCCGTAGTTTCCAGTGTAGTTCATGGTGACAAACTGCGATGCCCAGTCGGCTTTCGGATCAAAGTCTTGGCACGACGAAGCGGCCTGGTTCGGTGCCGAGTTCATGTAATAGGACTGCTGGGCGGCGTTGTCACGGAATTCGTAGTCCATTTGCGTAACGTCATTCTTTCCACGGGTTGGCGTGAAAAACCACGACATTGGGTTGAGCGTGGTCGGCATCGTGCCGGTCTGCGGATCGGAACTCATTGATACTTAGGTAGAAGATAAAACGGATATTCGTATTTACTGAATATGGAATAGTATCGGAAGGAAGAATGCAGCCCTGTGACTGGATAGAGCATGACTATGCAAATAAGTACGTTATCGATGTCTACGGACGCAACGAGGAACAGGAATGCATCATGTTGAGAATACAGGGGTTCAAGCCCTACCTCTACGTGAAAGGCGCCGACCTAGAAGAGGTTCGCAAGGTGGTCGGATTGCCCGGAATATATACGATCCAAGACAAATATGACGTGTTCGAAGGGTATAACGATTTCAAACCGGTAAAGGTCTGCAGGATCCAAGTGGACTCTATTCGAGAGTACCGACAGCTCGTAAAGACGCTCAAGGAGCTGAAAAAGGAGCTGCGGGTATACGAGGCGAACCTTCCGCCGCTCCTCCGGTTCTATCACGACCACGAAATATCACCCGCCTCACCGCTGTCCTACATGTCCTCCGCCAAGCTGAAAAACGAGGGAGGACCCAAGTCGTGGACCGTGAATGTGCACAATCTCCGCAGCGACCCGACCCGTGACATCCCTCTGCTAATTTCGGCATACGATATCGAATGTATGTCCAAGAGCGGCCAGTTTCCCATACCTTCAAAGGAATGGTCATACGTCGTCGAGAAGATCGCAAAAGATCTAGAGGAGGCACCGGAAGACGAGACGCTCACCCAGATTATAGAGCGTCGCATAACCTTGGAAGGCGGCCTCTTGCGACCTCTAAACATCGAGGCATTCGTGCGCTCGAACCGAGTGATCATCGAGAGCGAGAACTGGACGGCGCTGGCTCGGGAGATGGAACGGGCGTGCGGCCCCATCGGAGACCCCGTCATCCAGATCGGGGTCACGCTTCGTTGGTCGAACAACATGCTTACCAATGTCAAGCGCCGGGTATTCGTGGTCGGCGGCGTCACGAAGCACGCCGAGTATGTGAGCTTTCCGACCGAGGCCGACATGATTGAAGGATTCATGCAGTACATTCAGGATGAGAATCCCGACGTGATATGTGGGTACAATACGTACGGTTTCGATGACAACTTTCTGGCAGCTCGGGCAAAGGCCAACGGTATAAAGGTGAATCTGGCCAGAGGTCCGATGTGGGGCGACGACCCGCTGGACCACAAGACGTTTGAGCTGGCGAGCGGAAAGTACAGCGTCAATTACATACGCACCCCGGGCCGCCTGACGATCGACCTCCTGCTAAACATGCGCCGTGAGCACAATCTGGACTCGTATACGCTCGACAATGTAGCTTCCACCTTTCTCAGAGACAAGGTCGTGAAATGCGAGTCATCCGGCGAATCCACGCTTATCTACACAAAAACCACCCGTGGGCTGTGTGTCGGAAACTTTATTCGGCTCGACATCGTCGGAAATACGATAAATCCGTATATGGACGGTAAGAAGTTCCTAGTGAAAGCTTTGACGACGAAAACGATACTGCTTGAAGAGCCTATCGAGGCTATGGAAGGTCTGGAGTGGTCGTTCACCAAGGACGACATTCACCCGCACGACCTCTTCCGCATGCACGAGGGCA